ATCCAATCTCTCCTTCGGATCAAGGACTGATAGAATCTTCGAGGAGATGAAAGAAGCAGTCTCCACTGGGCAACGAACCATCTACCAATCGCTTTCATTACTCGACAGAAGCCACGCCAGATCCTTCCTGGCAGAGCTATAAACCACATGAATATGGACGTGATCCATGTACCCACAGACTTAATCCATGACCAGAGAACCAAATCGAATCTCAATTTCATTATGTGCCTACCATACTAAGAATTGTACCTAATATTATCACGATAAGACAGATCTCTATTACCTGCAACGTGACTACTGTCTTATATGATCTCCTGATTCTTTTAATCTCAGGTATGACCCGAAAACTTATAGTTTCTACTATATGCTCCAGTCGCTGGTCCTGTTTTTCCGAGCTATTCATTTAATGTTAGGCTACTCTAATGCCGTTATCCTGGCATCAAGCTCTTTAATTGCCATTGCAAGATAAGGCAATATAGACTTGTGGTTTATATACTTTTTGTCACCACCAGCTACACGAGACGATTCCACCGTATGTGCCAACGCACTGATAGTCTCAACCTCTTGAGCAAGGAAGCCAGAATCGGCCCTGCCCCCAGAAATCCAGTTAAATGTAATTCCTCGCATGGCTTTGACCGTATCGGTGGCATTACTTATCGTTGCCACGCTAGTTTTTAGACTGGAATCGGAGCTGTCTACAAAGGCACCAACTGTGTTGATATATGGTGCATTTGTTATACCTGTGGAGTAGCCGTTGGAGGTTCCAAAGAACAACTTGCTTCCACCGCTAGTTACCTGTAGTCCTATCGCTGCTTTTGCCTTGTCTCCGTTAGAATCCGCAGTACGCCATATGATACCGCCAGAGTAAGAATCCTGAACATAGTCAAATGATATCAACATACCTGGACCCCGACCACCATCTCCACCTGCTGGTTCACCTTCAAGGTTATTAGGAATATCAACCCAGTCAGCATCTACCGCCACATCGGTAACTATAACGGCTCCATTGGTTGCAATTCTCATTGACTCTGTTGGAACTTCTGCTCCATCCTTAGTGGTTGAGAAAACTATTGCCCCAGGCATATCGCCAGTTCCAGGTGTGCCGTCTACCTCAAAATGAATCTTGGCAGCTATAGCCCCTAGGTCTGATCCGTCGTCCCCGTAGGCCATGATAGCTCCAAGTATCTCATTGTCAGTTACTACGGTATGGCTTCCAATGCTTGCATTGCCACCTTTAACAAGTCCTACGATTGGGGCAGCATCTATGGTTGCTGTAGTAGAGAACGCTGCCAACATAATGGAAGCATCTGCCGTAGCGGTTCCTAGTATCTGAACCTCTGGAACAAGGCCAGATACACCGTTAGTAGAAATAGCCTCCTGGCTGGTATGCCCAACAACAAGTCCGCCACCAGTGGCGATAAACATATTGTTGCCATCAAATGTCAGGCTGGTTTCTGCATCCAACTCGGTCGTAGTAGCTCCAACAGTTACAAGTTCATTAGCAGTTGCATTGTTAAGTGCGGTTATAGTACCACCTGCATACGTTTTAAGATCTGATGCAGGTATAGTTTTCATAGTCCCGCCATCATTGACAACGATACCGTCAGCATCAGCAACGGTTATAGAACTGCCTACTGAAGTACCTCCATCGAGTAGGTTCAGTTCAGCAGCAGTTGTTGTGACCGCAGTTCCACCAATTAGCAGTTTGTCCTTGACAATATCAACCAAGGCACCACCTGCTGTTAGTAGCTTGTCAGCGGAAGTATCCCATAATATGTATGCTCCAGAAGTATCTCCAAATAACTTAGTGTCATACCCCTGACCATCAACACCAGATGTAAATGTGGCATCTATCTGGACCGCACCATCTATATCAACAGCATCTAAATTGGCAGTGCCATCAACATCTATATCTCCTGCCAAATCAATGCCAGCAGCTCCAGCTAGAACGAGATCGTCTTCAGATGCATCCCATAGCATGTAAGCACTTGCCGTGGCACCGAAAAGTTTTACATCATATCCTGTATTGTCTACCCCTACAGTGATGGTTCCATCAGCCTGTACATTGCCATCTATATCCACGGCATCTAGGTTAGTAGTACCGTCTACATCTAAGTCAGTACCTACATATAGCTTCTTAGCTATACTTGCTCCACCTTCTGTTCTTAATGCTCCTGTATCACCAGTAGCATCTGATGAATCGGTAGCATCTGTGATGTCTAGAATTTCAGCTACAGTTACATTGCCTGACCCTGTAGTCTGGAGAGTAATACCATCATCGCCATCTATGGTTAATGCCCCTGCTGCGGTAGACCAAGTAGCTGCAGCAGCCGATGTTATAGTAATCGGGTTACCAGCTAGAGTTGCCCCTGTAGAACCATCATGAGTAATAGTGAAGTCATTGCCTGCTCCCATATTAAACACGGATGAATCAGAGGTAAGGCTAAGGTCATCTCCTATATTTACGTCAGTACCTACTGTCAAAGCTACGGATACATCTACCCGTGTACTGGCATTGAGGTCAATTATAGCTTCACCATCTACTCTTAATGTGCCATCAGCCGACTGCTGTATGAATGAAGCGACATCGCCAAATGTCAACTTATTAGTTGAGTTTAATGTCAGACCAGTTCCGTCTGTATGAGTAAGAGTGGTATCTCCATCAGCACCAAGCGCAATAACTGCACTGTCAGATAGTAGCTTTACGTCATCACCGAACACGGCATCCTTTACCACGCTCAAGCCACCATCTGTCTGAAGAGAACCATCTGTAGTTGATGTTGCTTCAGTTGCATTATCGGTTTTGATGATTCCTGATGAGGTGATTGCCCCAGATCCTACTGTGCCTAGCCCTGACACATTTCCACTTGTATCAAATGTGTAGTTTCCGTCTGATAATGTACCTGATAATGTGATATTCGTAATGCCTGTTAAAGCACCGTCAAACGCTACAGCTCCGTTTATATCTATCGTAGTAGCAGCTATCTGTATCTCTGTATCAGCAACTAGATCCAACTGTCCGTCAGCAGATGAATAAATATATATAGCCGTATCGTAGAAGTTAATGCGTTCAGTGCTGTTCATCAGGATGTCATCAGAGAACTTGAAGTAGTCCTCGTCTTCCATCCAGGTGATTACACCGTCTGCGCTTTCTGCATCAAAGGTTAGTGTTATATCTGTAGCTGCTGTACCAGTACCAAATGTTATAGAGTCTTGGTTGAAGTCTATAGATTGAGCCCCTGCGTCAGAGGATGAAATTGTGAACGCTTTGATATGGCTACCGCCTTTTAGCACATCAAATTCAATCTGTCCGTCTTCAGACCCTGAAGTTACATCTGTTGCCACTACGGTTATACGGGCAAACTCGTCTAAGTTTCCAGCAGAATCGTGCATCTTAAACGAAAGATAAATCTCATCATTATCTGCCTTAGTGGAATTTGCACCACTAAACACCGCTACTTGATTAGCCGTACTATTAGTTAGGTTTGTAAATGTAGCAGTAGGTGTCCCAGCAGCAGTATTATTACGAACATCAATCTCTTTGAAAGATACCTGGTCGTCCCACCGAATATATCTAACAGATGTACCAGAAGTGATCTTTACATCGTATCTATCTTGATCTGCTTCAGCAAAATACCAAAGCCCGTCAGAATCGGTAGTCGTAGATGCCTCAACGGTAGTTGTCCCAGTCTCAAGAAGCTGAACAGTAGCCCCGTTAACAGCATCTCCATCATCTTGAAATAAGTAGCCTCTAAAATTAACACTCATAATTTACTCCCATGAATGATCCTGATACTGAAGTGCTTCTTGAATAAGCCAGTCTGGGTCCTGAACTAACTTATCATAAGGTAACATTATAAGACTTATGCCCTGACCCGCAAGTTGAGCCCTTGCCATAATATCTGTGCCTCTTGTTTCTATTCCGTCATGATGGCTATAAAAAGATTCCTGTACCTGCATAGCTAGATCAGGTGGATTTTGAAACACAAAGTCTATTTCGACATCCATTCCCAAACGCCTTCCCTGAGTACGAGGCTGGTAACTAAAATCTTTTCCAGGTTCCTTTCCAGCACGTATTAAAGCCTCAAAGGCCATATATGATGCTTCACTACCTCTCCAGTTATCTGGTACAGCTACCTGTTGAGTAGTCATTCTACCCCTCCAGAATTACAGCCCAACAAACTTTATCTCCATTAGTAGCAGCATCTACATATACAGTACTAAATGCTATAGACCCCCCAACATCTGCAAAGTTTATCTCTATCTCGTTACCAGCAGATAGTTCATACCCATTGGTAGCAGTTACATCGCTAACTCCAAGATATGTTATTCCAGAATTAGCTGCGAGTGCCTTGGCCTTGAGCCATAATACTCTATTGGCAGTATTAGATAACTGCTGTTCAGTACCAGCAGTGCTAACAGTCGTAGTCCCAGCATCAAGAATCATGGTTCCACCAGATTAATTGTAGTTACACCACGTTCATCATATGCGCTATATTCCAATCCAGATGCACTAGCAATATCCACATAAAAATTACGAGTTCCACCACCATCATCTCTAAATGTAAATTCTACTAATGTAGTACTTTCAATAGCTGATAGTAATGCAGCTCTTAAATCTTTCGGGCTCTTACTTTTATATTCTTTATTTAGATCTATTTGGATCTGATGTCCCCACTTAGCTTCTAGTTTCTTGCGCCATTCAAGTGTTAATGAAACCACGTCAGGAGTCTTTTTCTTATAGTTTGCTGTAGAAGTATTTGTAGTACGAGCTAATGTTAACTTAAACTTAATAGCACGAAATGATGTACCTACACTAGAACCAAATGTAAATGTTGTTATACCTGATGTTGCACCAAGCGTTGTACTGGTAATAGTACTAATATCATCACCGTCAGAATTATTAAAAACTGAATAACTTTCTGAATAATCAGTAGCATATTCAACTCTTACTGTTTCAGTTGTAGATAAATCTTGTGCTTCTACCTTTAGCTTTAAAGCAAGTTTATCAACCTCACTTTGACCTGCATTAAACCAAGGAGTTTCATGTAATCCTGAAGAAGTATACTCAAACTCTGTTACTCTGGACGGATTAATAATATCTACAGGCAGTTTCATATAGTAAACATAATCATCAAACCCAAACCATAGACGATAGTTCTCGTTAACATCTGAATAGGCATTTGAAACATGCATAGAATCTATTCTTCTACCTACTGTATCTGCTACCCACTTAGTCTCCCAGCCTAGCTCGTTATATCCCATAATACTGCTATACCCAGTACCAGGATCTATAACTTGGCTTCCATGCCCTCCAACCGCAGAACCTGATTTCCACTGGAATGGGATACTATCCGAACTTGTTATAGTAGGAGAAGTAGTAGCATCTACACCAACCAGAAACTCATTATGTGTTCCTACTGTCAGCATAATGGTTCCTCTATTATCATCAGGTAACCCATCATCTCTATCTGGCCCTACTACAGTTAATACCGCAGCATTTGCCCCATTAATATATCTATATAAACCAAGCCCACTAGGGAAATAAATACTATCTCTCCACCTTTGTGCGCCCTTACCAGCATGTGGATGGAAAGGAAACTCTACCTCAGTTTTTATAAATCTGGCATGTGCTGAATCGTGAGCCCACAAACCCTCTTTGGTAGACACATAAATAATTGGATCTCCGCCTGCATCACGAGCTATAAACATACCAGTACAATATCCAGCAGGAAGAGGTAACTGAGCATCTAAAACCTCTGTTCCAACTGTTAGCGCATACCAAAGCTGACCCCCATGTGATATACCCCACAATCTATTATCCCACTGGGCTAAAAACTTGGTATCGGTACTATCATTTGCCCACACTCCAGCATTGCTGCCATCATAGCTAGGAACAGTAGCATAACTATAGCTAGATGCTCCAGAATCATAATGAGCTAAGATTAGATAATTCGTACCATCATTCTTCACAAAATTGATACTGTCTGTAACCTGTGTAGATACACCCTCAAGCCCAGTATCACTGGCATGAGATCCTATAGCTGCATCTTCAGTTCTGCCATCCCACCAATAATCTTCAGTATTGTTATAAACATATAGTTTTGATGCATTAGTAGCAGCTCCATTCCATACAGCATAAATCTTGTCACCAAATTCATTAATAGTTGCTATCCCAGTACCTGCACCAGAAGTAGCAAGGCTATGGCCTATAGTATCTGTCTTGTTAGCAAGATTGCCTAATACTAGGTGGTTTTTATATCGTAGCTGACACTCACTCCACCATGCCCGATTAACATCACCCGCAGATTCCATTCGGTCTATACCCACACCACCACGCCAGTCAGACCAGGCAACAATGGAAGTCCTAGCTTGAGAATCTTTAGTAGTATCCCCGATAACAACCTTTGCGGGATATAAAGAAGAAAGTACGCTCTGAACAGGTTTTGTTAGAGGGTAATAAACACCGTTTAGACTGATCTCATTATCAGTTTCGACTTTTGCAGCCATTACTGCACCAGTCGTACATTAGTTAGTAGGGGGAAAGCTCGCCTATCAGAAGAGGCTCTGCCAAACCAGAAACCTGCCTGGTTTCTTCTCTGGTCAGGATCAGTCCCAGGACCACCAGAACTAGCTGCAAATGCCAGAGCTGTTCCTTGAGATATCAAGTATTGATCAGGGATCTCTGGAGTGCCAGAATCAGAAGTTAGAAGAGCTGGCTTATCTCCACCTACTAATTTGAGTAACTTGTATGGAGCCACACCGTGAAAATATTTATCGAATACTATATCTGATGCTTCTTGGTCAATCTTCCACAGATTTCTTGGGATACTTTCCCATACTGCACTGTCATTCCTAACTACATTGATGTCATCTAGCCACACTGTACATGCACCCAAATCCGAGTCATACTCTAAGCCCACAGAGATTATTGCTGTATCTAACTCTGGGGTAGACAATGCCATACGAACATAAGTCCAGGTATCAGCAGATAGTGCAGGAACACTTAATGTTTCTAGAGGACTAGCACAACTAGCCGTATCATCTAAAAGGATTTTTAGGTTTCCAGCAGAAGTAGCTACCGTACTTTTAACCCAACACTCAAGATAATCATACTTACTTATATCTTTACTTGTTATTGAGTCAGTAGCTATATCTCCAGCACTAGCACCAACAGCAATTACAAACTTATTACTAGATGTTCCCTGCTTTTTATCTTGGGTATCTACCGAGACTGTAAAGTCAGAATCAATTGTTTCATCAAATACACTATTGCAGTTATGAAGACTAGTAAATTCAACACTCTCACGGGAATAGATATTTCGTAACATAGAAAACCCAGACGGTACATCAAACCGTAACTGTTTACCATCTGTGTGTAAGGCTAGACTTTCTACAGGATCAAATATCCTATCTGAAGAGTCTATTATTGCCTGATTAATAAATTCATCTATAGCCGCTGGATTGTATTCATGATCCCACAGCTCATAAGTATCATCAGTTGCTGAAGATGCAGCAACTGCTGGAGATAGAGTAAGAGTAGTTGAACTCGACGTATAATCAGATACTCTAGTTACCTGACCAGATGTCCCATTAGCATCATTAAAAACAACCCATTTGCCATTATGGTTGTCATCTGCACCAATAAGAGTGTTATCTACAATTGTTGTAGTAGATCCATTCCCACTAGATGAAGATACATATATAGCCCCTAGATTATATCCAATACTTTGGCGTATCTGGGCTCGAGTCCTACCTTGTACTATAGGCATGACTAGCCCCCTTTAATATTTCTTAGTTTTACGAACTTTTTTCTTGGTTCGTTTGCCGTATGCCTTGGCAGCCTTCTTACCTTTAGATGTGTACGGGAATTTCTTCCTTCCTACCATCGGCATTTTGTGCCTCCTTGCCATTGGGACTCTGTTCTTGTCCCTCTAATTCAGCAATTTTAGCATCTTGTTCAGAAACTGTTCGTGATAATGCTTCCACCTGAAGCTGAAGATTGGTTAGTTCTCCAATCTTTTTCTGTAACACGGATGCTAAATCTTTTTCATTTATTACTATGTCTGTGATCGCCATTTTGCGCTCCCTCTAATCCAGAATAATATATTTGCCCATTAGAGCTTTCTTTTCTCTTTAGTCTATGTATTCTTATCTCGTCCAGGATCTTGCCTATTTCCTTACGCTGCTCAATCGTAGGGGCAGGCTTATGATCTTTTTGCCTAACCTCTGATAACCACCGATCTATTGCATTTGCTCCCATATCTTCCAGATGAGCCTGTGAAGTTTCATCATCAGTTAAGATACAAAACTTATGTTTTTTACCTGTAACCGGATCACTCACCCAGAAAATATGCTGCTCTACAGAATCGCCAGTTTCAGCATTGGACCCCACAGAAGATACCGTATGATCAACTACCTCCTGTGGGGTCCATAGTTCGCTTACCATTAAGCTAGATTCATTAGGAATACGGTATGGAACTCGTTGTCCACACCAGCTTTCCCATGTATCCTTGCCAGAGCAGGAGTTGTATCGGCACCTATAGCAAGAAGCTGTCCTGCGTGATTTGAGCTTGCTCCAACCAATGTGCCAAATGCTGGAGTTCCGTCAATTTTAACAGAAGCTAAACCTGATACCTGGACCCAGCCAAAGTAATCAGCCTCAAGATCTGCACAGGTAACGCCAACAAATCGTCCTGCAACGGCTGCGGGAGCAACAACAATATCCTTGTAAGGACTCTTGATAAGACCCACAGTATCCGTGCCTGCTGTAATAGCAGTCTGGAATCCATCACCCTCATCTATCGTGATTGTTCCAGTTCCACTTGAAGCTATAGCAGGATGAGACCTAATCTTGTACATCTCGTGTGGAGTTGTAGAAGCTAAGTTGGAAAACAGAAATCCTTCTGCGTAAAGATTCTTCGCTGCGGCAGTACCGCCAAGGGTAACACCAATAGTAAGACCGCCAGCAGAACCGCTAGTTGCCACTACCAAGTCTTCATCATGATTTCCTGCTGGAGCCTCACTAGCTACAACTAGCCCTTCTCCAATAGCAGTTCCACCATTTTCCACGTAGCGAAATACTCTTCCGTCTGAAAGAGCCATTGTCGCTCCATAGATCTGTTTCTTGGAGGATGTGGTCTGTTTTTCAAAACCATACCTTCCACCCTGAATTGCACTAAAAGACATTTCTAAACCTCCTTAAAGGTTATTCTACAGGTTCTAAGCCCTGCGATCAGCCGAATATTATATTACCCAAAGTAACCTCGGCCAATCTTTACAGTTACTTGGAGTACTACTTACTTGTGTACACTGGCATGAGCCCTCAAACTTGAGGTTGCACTCACGCCAGATGTACCACTAGCTATATAGTCACAATTTGGACACTTCAACTTAACAGTAGTTTCACTTTGAGAAGTAAGGATCTCTTTTTTAACTTCTTCCTTTGGCTTTTCCTTTACAGCTTTAACTGCTTTTTCTCTACACCACCGACACTCACATGTGTCACCAGGTAGCCAAGGAAATAGTCCGATGCGAGCCTTACGCAACACATAGTCTGGGTTTCCTGGGACTCCCTTTATTACAGTGCCAATACCTTCTGACACGTTGCCTTCTATATTATAGCTAGGCTTATGGCGATAAAGTGAAGTCTTAGACTGCCACTCATCTATGTACTTTAGCGAGAATCCTGCATTAGCAAGTTCTAGCTTCTGTTGATTGCGCTCACTTACTCCTACCATTAATTACTCCCTGCTTATGAAGTTGAAAGGTCGCCAATCTCAAACTGTACCGCTGCGCCACGGCTGTCATCAAGCTCAAACACACCGTAATCAGCAGTCATAACAAGTTCAGTTGCTCGTAGAGAAGCATCCCTCTGTCTCTCAGTACGGGTATCAACGCTGGAAATATAAGCCATCGCTGTTTTATCAGCGATAACACCATATCCAGAGTCAACACCGGACACCTTCTCAATATTCCCATCTTCAAATATAGGAACATTATTGATTGGCCTTAACCCGCTATAGAAATTCTGTAGTAAGTCTACACTCCATCCACTGGAGAGTCCTCCAGCCGCTGTATCAGCAGTTGTAGCAGCTTGCTTTGAAAGTGTTGCGACTGCATTAGGGTGGTGAATGAAATACAGTTGGTTTCCGAACTTGTTAGCTTTTGCATTAGATATAACAGCGTGTGTGTTTGCTGTATTCATATCACGTCCATCTGCACCAAGTACCGTACTACCATTAAGGCTAGGCCACAGAGCAATAACATCTGTGTCTTTCTTCCTCGCCATACCATCACCAAGCTGTCGCCCAATCATGCTGAATACATTATCAGCAGCCTGTCGTACCAGCTTGTCGGTCAAGATAACCTTTGCACCAACCTCACTAGCTGTAAGGTCAACCGTGGTCATCCCGATGTCTTCCTCATCCACAATATCCTGACCATCACCTACATCACTTATCGTCATCTGTCCCACTTTAGGAACTGATACTTGCTTTGCGCCCTTTGGAAGACTGAAGGGCTCTATCAAAGCTAGAGCTGGAGCATTATGCTCTTCAGTATATCTACTCGCCGCAAGAATAATTTTTTGGGCATTTTCCAAATTACCCGTTGTAGCTGTCTGGGCCATAACCTTTTACCTCCTAGGTTAACTAACTAAGTCCCGCTGCTTTTCTGGCAGCCGTCTGTGCATTTGACGACCTATCACCAGCATTGTAACGATCCAGCCAGCCCCCCTCGTCGGCAGCCACTTGTGGATTGCCCTGACTGTTATCAAAAGACTGAGCAGGCACTTGTGCCTGTTTCAATCTTGTCAACTCTGCGTCCCGCTCCCGATTCGCAGACATCTGTTTAGCAGCGTTTTCCATTGACTGTGGATCATTATGGGTTCTTAATGCTGCTAAATCATCGATACCAAGACTGTACTTTTTAACAAACTGTTCTGCGGCCAATTGTTTTTCTTGTATATGCCTCCCGTACTGTTCGGCCTGCTGCATTAGCGTGACCTGTCGCTCCTGCGACTGCATGTGATTATTGGAAATTTGTTCTGCCTGTTCGGGTAAAAATCCCTGTCCTTCTAATTGTTGTTTATACTCATTAGCCTGGTTTTGTAATGCTATTCTCATCTGGACCTGCTCGTATTGAGCAGCATCCCGTTGCATCTTAGTTATCTGTTCAGGTGTATATTGAACCTGTGGAGCTGGAGGCTGTGTTGATCCAAAAGGTTCAGATGGAGCAGGTGGTGGTAACGATCCAGGAGATGTCTCTGTAATAGCAGGACTAGGTCCAGATTGTTCCGTACTGGCATCTCCAAGAGGTAACTCAGACTGCTGTCCGGTCTCTGGTGCTACTGGATCTGGTGCTACTGGATCTGCTACAGCAGTATCAGCCTGCACAGTATCAACTTTTTCAGTTTGCTCCATTGTCATTGTATTCCCCTCCATGTCTTAGCATAAATATAATATGTTATAGTTGTCAAGCTACACGATACCTTTTGTAGGTATATATTGATTATGTCCATAGACTATCTTGGTAAGCCCCACCCACGGGCTCTTTTAGCATCTTGATCAACAGTTCCAGATACAAATCCTAAATGCCTAAGATATTTTTGCAGATCTGGATCTTCACTTCTTAGTACTAATCTTATTGCATCTTCCTGACTATCAATCCTTCTAAATACATCAGAATTATCCTTTTTATATTTTTTACCTACAACAGATGTTGTACCCATAGCTATCCAAGATTCTAATACGTTAGACAGCCCCAATTTAGCAGCAGCATCTTTTTTAGTATCAAACCAACCTTTCTCTTGAATATGGTTCATAGCTTTTCTGTATTCTCTTTCAAAATCAGGAAGATCTTGTTTAGCAATAGAAAGTTTTCTAATGTCCTCAATAAATTCTGGGCTCCAAGCCTTGTTTAAATATTCTGTCCTACGATTATATTCTTCCCAATTCATCTCACCGGTATCAGTTTCAAGCGAAATATAATCTCCTAATTCAGGTATGCTTTCTACTAATTCTTTATCATCTGCGACTAAAAGTCTGTAATATTCGTCTTCGCCTATTTCAAAAGGAGTATCAATTTCTTTATCATAATCTTCTAAGAATAGATCTCTTAACAGCTCTTTTGATATATAAAATTCTTTTATCGCTTCCTTCCTTAACAATCTATAATGTATGTAGGGATAGCCTTCATATAAAGGATTTTCAGGATCTTGTTCTAATTTCTGTGCTTCTTTCCAGGCCGCATGTAACTTTGCCATCAACACTTCTCGTTCCTTATCAACTTCTCTTTCATACTTTCCTCGGTCAGTATCCAATCTACTTATTTCATCTTTCATCTGTTGGGTAAGCTCTTTAACTTCTGGGTCATTTTGTATTCTTAACTTTGTTTTTGGATCAATTTGTGAATATACACTTGGTGTTTCATCCAAATTATCCATAGTTTTCCATTTTTCACCCAACCCATAACCCAGTTCATTTATAACATTTTTAAAAGTACCAAGATTAAATTCAGATATTAAACCAGCCTGTATATATTTTCGTTTTTCATATGGTCGTTCAATTCCAATATTAGTACCTGTAAATTGTGCGGCTGACTCCTCAAAGATCTCTCCAATAGGTAAGCCCCTACGTAATCCCCCCATACCAGTACCAAGAGCCAAGGGAATAAGTCCTTCTATCTCATACAGTAATGACTGCCAAACCTGTTCAGGCATACTCCCTTCACGAATTGTATTGCCGTAGAAGTCCTTATTTGCAATTAACTCTACCTGTGTTTTCCAGGCAGGATTAATACGATTCCTTACAAAGTTACCTACCGTAGCAAACGGTACAGGAATTGGAGCCCAATCTACCTCACGAGGATAAATCATCTTTATTATGCTCCTAAATGCTCCACCCAAAGGTATATAACGGGGGCCAAATACTATAGCTATAAACTTGGGTGACGTAGGATCGACGACCTCTAGCATTGCCTTCAACGGATCTCTATCCCGTGCCAAAGCTGAGATCGCTGCACTACTCAGAGACATAGCCATAGTTGACGCAGCTATTGTAATAACAGATCTAACAGCTAACTTCTCACTAGGCGTAAGTGGTTCCTTTAGTGCAGGAGAGATCCCTGTCTTATTTGGGACACCCTTAGCCGCCATCTTGAGAAAAGCTCCAGATGCCTTAGATATAAGAGCGGCTGGTCTAGTAACAAATGATATAGAGGTTGGCATAGCACGAAATGCAGCCGCACGTGCAGGTGAAAGGCCAACTCTAGCAGGGTTCCAAAGTGGATACACCATCGTTGCATTATCTGCTGCTGCCATCTTTAACAATGACTTATCTACATTAGGAAACGTACCTACTAGAAAAGATAGTTGTTTATCATAGTATGCCTTCATCTGTCGTGTTACTACCGTATACATAGCCTCATTAGCTTTAGTAAAACCTGGTATGTACCGTAGCAGTCCACCTGCAAACTCTTGTGGGGTATCACCAACCACATCAAGGCCAGTCCAATAAGCAAAGTCCTTCCACCCAGTAAAATCTTTTGATATAGCATCAATCATAGTACTTCTTCTAAAAGCGTACAAAAGATCCCTACTCTGAATAGAGTTCTTACCCATGCCTACAAGTCTCTGTATACCCAACTTGGGATTAAAAAGAAACCCAACAGGAATTTGAATACCAGCAATTGGAGAAAAATCTCCAGCAAAATTTGTTCCACGCCATTCGTCTGCTAGTCGGACTAACGTGCTATTTGTGACACTCTGTAATTCTTGTACTACTTCAGCCTCATCATAAGGAAAGTATCGGAATATACCTTTCTCTACAAGTTTATAACCTGTTAGGTTAGCTGCTTCATATCTCCTTCTTAGGTTATCAAGCCTAGGCACAAGTTCGTCCAACTCTTTTATCATTGCCTTAGCTTTGCCTCGACGAGTTCCTACACGTAATGCAAGATCTACACCACGTTTTTCTGCTTGAGAAGCTACACGTAGTAACTCTCTGACCTGTCCTGATAAGTAGGGCAACTCAACACCATATTCATCGTCAAGTTCTTCTATGCGTTTTAGCATAGGTTGGGCTCGACGTTCTGCCTGCCTAGCTTGTGTACGAGCCTGTGATACACGAGCAGTAAGCCGTCCTGTCTGAGTACTGGCAGCATCGATCCTAGCTCTTAGGTTTTTTACTTTCCTAGCAAGAATTTCTTTTATAGGACGAAGCTTAGGATGCAGTAGGTCTACAACCTGAATACGTGTTAGCCCTCCTGATCCTTGTTTAAACACTTCTTTACTTGCTTCAATAGCTTTCCAGTCATCCATCCGGGTTTGTAATAGACGAATATTAGTCATAGGCTTAAACTCAGGGTTTTTAGCCATTCGTTCTGCTGCTGTCTTAAATACACGCAGTTTGCCTCTTCCTATTATTGCCGCACCAGACTCTGTAGTCCCAAGAGCCTTTAGCGCATCATCAGCAACATCTATATTTGACAGGAATACACCACCTTTAGGGGCTGGATACTCTCTTACACCCGAACCATATTCTCCTATAAGCTGTCTTATAAATTTTGAGTTATGAGGTTGCCAGACATTAGTTAGAAACATACTCTGTTGAGGTGTTAAATCATATAGATGAGGACGTTGGGCTACATCTAATAGCAAACCATTAATATCGCTTGACTCATTAGCCGCACCAATAAAACGGGCGTTGGTTATCTCACCATCAATTGACCCCGATCCGAATAAACGATCAGCTTCATTAAATATATTATGTCGATCAAGAGATGTTTTAGTAGAGAAAAGAGCCCTTTCACTCCTAGATGCTACATATGCAGTCTGTATATGAACTGGAGTCTCATCAGCACCCGGACGTATATATCGTTGTAAGAGTCTTATACCAGGTATCATGTCCAAGAAGCGAGAAAATCCCCCAGGTGCATCAAGCTCTCGGAATTGTTTCGCCTTATCTATTGATTTTTTAACAGCCGGAGCCATAGATACACCAGTTTGTACAGTAGGCTCAACAATCTCTTTAGCAGCCTGTGCAGTAGAAAGAGGAGGAATAACTTCCTCAACAGGAAGGTCTCTAGCTACACCAGGTACAGCAGCATCAGCAGCCCGTGCGGTGGGGGCGGCAGGAACATCAGCAGCTCGTAATCTAACCGCCTCTATTGGCCTTTGAACTGTTTCTCCAGTAGCAGTCCTTACAGTGAAGTAAGGCTTACTTACTTCATTTATCTCTATCGTCCCTTCGCCTACAACCTTGCCAGCACCTGTCGTGCCATCCACTCCTTCAAAAACAACGTCGTCACCAATCCGTACCTGTTTGGCAGCGGCTTCCTCACCAACCCGTGCGGTGGGGGCTGCTGTGGGCGGTGTAGTAGGACCAGTAGGATCTCTACCAATAGCCCTACGCATAATCCTTGGTATTTGTCCAAGCCCTCTAAATGGGAGTGTTATAGCCTTAGACGCTACTTCTTCTGCAACTTCAATTGGTTTTAGTCCCATTTCTGTTGCACGTAGCACACCTCGGCCCACTCTAGGAGCAAGCCCTTTACCTGCAAGTGCTGCTTGTCCCAGTCTCAATCCCTGTATGCCAGTCCTCGCCACTTTTGCAGGAGGAATCAAAAACCAAGGTAATTCTTCTGCTAATCCTCTCATGCCTGGGGGTAACGTATATATATCTTCTTCTACTTCTCTTCTCTCTCTTTTATCAAGTGGTCGCCCAAGTTCTGCTTCTTTTACTTTTATCGCTTCTTCTACATTTGCTGATCGTAAAGTAGGTACTTTCGGAAAAGATTGAGGAGGAGCTAGTGGGCCTAAACCCCCTAAGATAGTTTGTGCTGTTGCCTGGGGACTAAAACGACCTTCTGGTGATAGATATGCATCAAATGTAGTAAGCTGATCTAAAGCATCTTTGAATTCCCCTCGTCTGAATCTATCCCAAGGGCTTAGTTCTGTAACTTCACCTTCTGGAGAAACCTCTTCAGACTTCTCCCATGCAAGTGGTGATGCTCTAAAAGATGGTGCCAAACCAGGCTTAATTCCTTTTTCAGATACCCAATCAAATCCTTTTCCTAATGTTCCTAATGCAGCAGTAGCAGCAGGGGCAGATATCCTACCCATAGCTTTCAAAAAATCTGTAAAAGATTCTTGCCTGCCACTACCATATCCCAAATCAGGAACCCCTCTTGGTGTACTAGTAGCAATAGGAGCTGTAGGAGTAATAAGAGTTGGAGGAGTAATTGGAGTTACAGGAGTAGTAGTAGGAGTAGGAGCAGGAAGACTTCTAAACTCTTTTAGTGCATCTGGGTTAACTTCTCCCTGTTCATTCCAAGGAGCTTTACCAAACTTTTTAAGTTCAGGATGTGAGCGTACAGCTACAGACCATGCTTCTTTTAGTCTTTCTAGGCGTTTTTCTAATTCGCTTTCTGGTTTACTACGGTATGGAAATGCCGGAGTAGTAACTGGAAAAGTCATTAGTACATGTATCTCGTTGCTGGATTAAATCTAGTAGTACTTCCTGATCTAAGTCTTGGGCTAAGAGATGTATATCTTTGAGTCCAGGGATACTCTTCAAGGAAGTCCATAAAAGACAAAGATGTTGGGTCCTGGCCTGATCTCATTCTTCTTCCTGCTTCTCCCATAAACTGGTTCATTACATTTCCATACTGACCAGTCCAATATCGTTGTGCAGCAGGGGAAAAACCAGAAGCACCTGGTGTTACTTGCCCGGTTTTACCAAATGTTGCCCTCCCAAATGGATTTTCAGCAGTAACTCTACTCCCAAATGGAGCAGCACTAAAATATGCTGCCTGCGGAGCTTGTGGCAAAACATGTTCTTGCCAGAAATTATCCATATTATTTGGTGTTGTAGGCATTATTTTCTCCTATCCATATATACTTTGGGGTGTGTATCCAGTAGGGAACCATGTATTTAGATTTACTACCTGATCCCTTTGTCCTGGAACTTCAGTTTCTTTATATGGTATCCATTGAGAGCCTTCTCCAAGAGGACCTGTGGTAAGAGGGCCACCTGTTATTGGGTTGCGTTGTAAGTTCCATGTATATCTAGTATTTGGATCGAACCAAGAATCTACGCCACCTGTTATCCCTGGGGTGGCTTGATTTACTGTAAATGGTCCTAAACCACCATATCCTTCGGGATATGTCATCCCTGTCGTAGGATCTTGTGGATCGCCGTACTCCTCTCCTTGGTTGGGATATGCCGACGGATTTGGAACATCATCTGGTGCTATAAATGGTCCTAAACCACCATATCCTTCGGGATATGTCATCCCTGTCATAGGATTTTGTGGATCGCCGTACTCCTCTGACGGCCCTGGTCCTGGCTCATCTCCAAGTCCAAATCCTATCTTCCACTCAGGTCTAACATATCCAGATACCCCAGGTGATGTAATATACCCAAGCCAGTCAGCCCACTGACGTTGACTCCCAGGAGCATTTTCTGCTAACCATCTTTGTCTTGCTCGTTCCATTCCCTGCGCTCTAAGACGACCAAGAATGCCACGAGATTGTGGATCAAATGTTGCCATTCGTGCAAGTGACTCAGCCTGTCCTTCTTTTTTAAGAATATCAAACCATGTATCATATGCTCTTGCTGTAGGGCCACCAGGCATCCCTGTCATTGGCAAAGAAGAAAGTCCAGGAACTCCATAAATATTAGGATTAGGCTGATAGGAGCCTGCTCTAGCCGTTCTAACAATATCTCCCCAATTTTCAGGAACACCTGTAGGAACATCTAATAGTCGCATTGTACCTGAAGGATCTTCTGGTCTGCCAGCTATCTGTTGGCCTGTAAGCCATTCAGCAAAAGTCGGCTGTTGTTCTTCAGTAATACCAGCAGCAAAAGGATCATCAGAATACAGATTAGTAAGAAATTGTCCATAAAGAGGATTTTGAACACGGCCTAAATAGCTAGAAAGATATGGACTGTCTCTAAACTCTGGGAACATTCTTCCAGACGCAATATCAAACTGCGTTTGAGGGCCAAGCTCAGGTTGTAAAAATTCTTTTATTGCCTCTGGGAATTGTGATGGAAGACCGCCAAAACCAATTGAAGGATCATCTTCCGTCCTTGGAACGTATTCATATTCTAAAGTTTCAGGATTCCAAATAAATGCCATTACATACCTCCATTTTCACTAATTGCCCAAGGCCCACCAACTTCTTCACTTAACCATGCGGCAAATCCTGTTTGAGGGATAAAATCTTCTTCCTGTTTAGTAAAGGCCATTTCTGTTCTATATTGTTTTACTAGACCATCAAAAACCCGTTCTCTCATACGCCCATATGTGCCTCGTCCTGTCATTCCTGCCTTTGCCTTTGCAGCCATAAGTTCTGATTGAGCTGGAGAATATCGATTTTCTGACAGAATAGATACACCACCAAGGGCACTCATTTTTTCTAGATAATATTCATCTGATTGACTATGCTGTACTAACTTTTTCCAATTACTATCTAATTCGGCTTGATTTTTAGGAGTACTAAAACTTCTAGCAACAAAGTCAGGAAACTCTTCCATACCACTCATTATCCCATCCACAGATATAAGTTCTTTATTCACGTTTTCTAAAAACCAATTACCATAAGTATAGTCAAATCTCCTATCTAAAGCAGACTGTACAATAGGATCTCTAGCTAAATAACCAAGTGTTTTTCCTGCCATAAGTTTATATTGTTCTTTTGGGCTATAGATCTCTCTATTATAAAGTAATTCTTTTAACTCTTGTTTTTTCTGTACTTGATCTGGTGCCCCCAGAATACTAACGTTGATATCCCAGTAAGTGGAGGGTTCTTCGCCTGTTTCAGCTGGAGTAACAGTTGGGGTGGGAGTAGGAGTAGGAGGAATATCTTCTTCAAAAATACTTTTTGCCTCTTCATAGCCCATAGATTCTTTCAGTCTTCTACCTTGAAATAATCCTTGATCTTGTACAGAGCCTTGAGGAAAGAATTCAGGAAGTTCAGTAGGAGGAGCTGGAGTAACAGTTGGGGTAGGAGTAGGAGTAGGCGGAAGTAGTGTTTCTTCAGGAGTACGTTCTTCTTCTAGTAGCTTCTGATTATATGTTTTCTTTGCATCTTCAAGTTCACGTCTAAATAGTTCTATACTAATTCCCTCTCTAGATAGATTGCTTTCTAGCATAGAATTAGCTTCTGTATTTACAGGAGACTGTTTCCATCTATCAAAATCCATTTCTATAATCTCAAGATTATTATTAAGAAAATCTGCCATAACAGACTTAGACTTAACTTCTGGAGATTTAAGGTTTTCTTTTTGTTCCTCTTTCTTTGCTGAATTCCATGCGATATCGCTACTAATTCTAGATACCTCTGCCGCTTTTTCTGGAGAAAGACCTCGATCAATTAAAGTATTATAAACTCCACCTTGCGGCAAACTCGGTGGTTCTTGTTTACGAAGATCCCTTTGGAATTCTTCAAATGTTGGGAACCCACCATCTGTACGATTAGCTGTGCCATCAAACGGTTCCTGTCCCATGCTTGATAGAACTGCTTTAACAGGGTCCATCTGTGCCTGCATATTGCTTAATGTATAGGGCAATCCTGCAAACGCACCTAGGATATCTTCAGGATTAATACCATTGTTTATTGCCATGTCTTAGCCCCTTGGTCCTGCCAATCCTATTCTACGAAGCCTTTCTTCTTCCGATAGGGCTCCTGGTCTAGGCTGCCCTGGCGGAACTACCGGACCTCCCTGTGGTGTTGGCATTGGTGGTGGAACTCCTGCCATAGCAGGTGGCATAACGCCTGGTGGCGGCATTGGTGGGATAGGCGGCGGACCTGCCATACCAGGAGGAGCAGATCCTGGCCCAGGAGAGGGAGCCCCTGGCGGTAAGCCCGCCGCCCCTCCCATAGTTTGGGCCATTTCACGAGCTTTCGCAAATAGCATAGTCATCAACTCTCCAAGATATAACTGAGCCAGGTCATCTCTGCCCTGCTTTACAGCAGCTTGATATAAAGACCATATCCCAGCCTCTGGAAGAGTTCTTTCTCCTATCTGTTCCTTGACCGCATCTTCTATCTGGTCCGAGTCCTGTATACCCAAGATATTGTCTCGTATCCACAGATCTGGCAGTAGAGGAGTCTGACCCTCTCTGGCAATCTGGGCCATTCCGTATCGAGACATATCATCTTCAGGAAGATTTGTTACTAGTTTTATCTCAGGATCTCCACCATCACGTATTCTTTCTGGAGTTATCTTCTCAGAAAAATACATTCGGTTATTATCCTGTCCTGATAGCTCAACAGCTTCAAATGCTCCAGACCGATACTGGTCGCATAACAAATTAGCTATCTGCGTATAGGCTCTTTGCATAGCTGCAATACGTGGTACTAATACGGATTCCACACCTTGTCTAAGAGTATTGATAGCGAATCCGGACAACTGGAACGGAATTTCTCCGTATACCGTATGTGGGATAGATCCTCTTTGCATCTCTCCTGAGACAAGGCCCATAAAGGCTCCTGACTCACGAGCCATCTCCATAAGGCCAAGGGGTTCTACATCTTCTCCCTGGCCTAGCGATATTTCTGTTCCTTCCTGATATGGATCTTCTTCCAGTGTTTTTGTTCCATCTCTGGATTTAACTTTAAGACCTTGTTTTCTTGCTCGTGCTGTAAGCTCAAGCATCACGGACATCATAAGATTATGTTTGTCGTATAGTTCTCTTGTGGATTTGTATACTGATTCGCCATAATCTTCCAGTGTATCTTCTATTGAAGACCATTCCAGTGACTGGACCAGTGGTGTTGATCCAACTGGGCCGATAAATACCGGAACCTGCCCTTCAGTTCCATGTGGAGTTCTCTTTTTAATAAACCTACCTGGTATAACTACGGTATTATGTTCTGTATCGTAGTAGTCATATACTGTTATTCCGTCTATATCTGTTCGTGATTCACCTAGTCTAACTCCATACTGAGCTTCTATCTCGTCCTGGGTTTTCTTAATTCTATAGCAGGCCCATGCCAGTCCGTTAGCCCCAACTCCCCAATGAGTATGCATCGGGTCCCAGGGTGTGATGTCTATATTTGTCTTACTATCTTTATCTTTTGATAGAAGGGCTCTGCCTGCATACCAGCCTCTGACTGCAATATGCCATGCAAGCTGATCTTTAAGTGGTGGAACCAGGTTTTTGGTTAATCTTTCGTCCGCAGATTTCAGGGCTCCGATAATAAATCGTTCTTTATCGTTATTAACCTCTCTGTTATTTCTTGGATTACCGTTAGGTGGAATCCTGATTATCATATCTGACGAGGTAAGCCAGGCTACAATTTTATCTGCAAATGTCTGTGGTTCGTTAGAGGTATAGCTTTGATATCCATCTCCTGCATCAAATGGCATGAGTTTATACAGTTGATGGTCTGCATCCATACGATCTCGCAGGGTATTAGTAGCCTCACATTGTGATTCTACCTTGTCGATAATATCTTCTGGTTTTAGACGGGCCATAATTTAGTGCCTTTTGACCTTTATAAACTCTCTGTTATTTACCACACCGTATCCGAATCTACTAACGATCCCATATATAACAGCTTTTATAGCATGATTATTTTTATCGTCCGGTGTTTCTCCCACGATATTCCCGTCTCTATCGGTTTTCCATCTGTATGCTCTAGTTTGTCCATCAAACGGACTTGGAACCGCACCGAATTCTGACAGTATACCTCTACATGACGGATTAAACACAACATTGGACTTATTTGTTAGTGGATCTATCTTCATAAATCCCTTTAATCTTTCTGTTCCCTCATTAATTCGTATCTTATGAGCGTCCAGATATATCCCTGTCACGTCCATCCACATCTCTGCGGGCGCTGACATGGCCTGGTGTTGATATCCGGCTATATCTATTGTTCCTGAGTGGACATCAGGCCACCACGGTCTGTTAGTTGTGGCGGTTATTACCTCTTCTGTGGTAAGTCCTCGTTCGTATACTTCATCGAACACGCATATCTGGTCATTAATTATCTGTACTGCTTCTACCGCATATGCTCCTGCATAACCTGGGTCCATCCACAGGTATACTGGTTCTCCTTTGATATATTCTGCTTTGTCATCCACATGTATATCTGCTCTAAACTCTCCGAACACCAGTCCAACTGGCGGGCATGGGATGCCTTGTATCCGTTCCATGAAGAACTCATCGGAGGCCATAGCCCTAAGTCTTCTGATTTCCGGATCGTTCATGCCTTCTGGATACAGGTTTGTATTTGAGTATGACGGCAGGGAGAAGGACTGTTCGTCTTCTTTGCCAACCTGCCATGACGCAAACAATTGCGGATACCATCCTAAAGATCCTTCAAAGGTTCCAGATAAAAACAGCCATCCACGTTTTGGAGCCACACGGGATCTAAGTCTATGATACGAATCCATATCCAACTGTGACGCTTCACATCCAATAATTCCATTAGGGGCTCTCATTGCCAGGGTTCTGGGATCTTTGGCGGACTTAGTTTCTATTCTGGTTCCATCTGCCAGGATCATTCTGCCTGGATCTACTCTTTTAGTTACTTCAGACAGTATCCCAAGTGCCGCAAAGTCTTCTACCAGGTAATCGAACTCTGCACGAGTTCTTTCGTAGTCTGCTGCGACCAGCCAGTAGAGTCCTGCCCCATCGGTTTCAAGGAATCTTGATACCAGATACTTTGAGGCTACCATTGACTTGCCAGCCTGTTCACCGCCAGCGACAAGTACGAATCTTTTTCTCGACTTGAGGATGTCTAGCTGTAGCGGTGTGGGTTCAAAATCAAGTCTTGAGAATATAAAGTCACTAACCAGCTCATTTTCAGCCAGTGTTTGAGTAGTTATTTTCTCCACCTTTTCTGGCGATAATATTTTCTGCTTCGCTTACGGCCTTCTTGCCATCGTTTATTTCTTTTACAGGTGTGCTAAGGCTTTTAGCTTTCCTGAACACCTGCTTCAGTTCAGCCATAAGATCAACGGCTGTAGAATCTGTGATGTTATTATTTCTACCAAACATCTCAGGTATGTGAGCTGCAAGTAGATTCACAAGTAATGTCGGATTATCTCCTGGCTTTTGCAGTTTAATTCTTTCCAAAATAAGACGATGCAAAGATTCCTTAAAATCTACCTTTGCCTGTTTGTACTTATCCTTAAACCCCTCAATATTACCCTTAGTCCACTTCTCGATAGTTTCGATAGACACGCCAGCTAGTTTCGCAGAAATACCAGGAACTCCATGCTCTGCAAAAGAAGCACAAAAAGCTCTCTGGTCTTCTAATAATTCCCGTTTAGTTTGCTTCGCCATCCCTGTCTCTCCTCGCCACACCCATCTTACGAACTATCTGGCCAACCCTCTGCCTGGAAATTCCATACTGATCCGCCATTGCCTGATAACTAATATGCGGATTCCTAAGTACAATATGAGCTATGTCCAATGACTGACTGGTCATCTTTCCAGTATTCCCGAATAGGTTCAAAACCTTGGTGTTTCCCATAATTGTACTGGCAATACGAAATTGTACCTACCAAACGTACCGCAAAATGCCAAAAGTGTCAAACTATGTACCACGTATTTTCACTATCAATCACCAACATTAACGATAAATAGTGTGACAGAGCGACAGAAAGCCTATATCCACTAAAAAAATCTCGCCAAAAATCGGTATAACAATACATGAACAGTACATGAACAGTACATATACTATAAATACATGAGAGATACATGGAGCGACCCATAAGAGGGAGTGACGTGTATCGACCAGTATAGTCATGACCCTAAACATGTACATGACCATAAACAATACATGTACATGTTCCTAAGAAGTACACGAGAGGCGTAACTCGCTAACCTTACGGGCTCCGTCACACCTCTAGAAAAACATGTGTATACCATGTAATTACATGTATCAGCTACGAAATAAGCAATGTGTATACATGTGTACACGATATGTACAAGATCTGTACAAGAGGCCTAGAACACGTAAAATTCTGGCATGGGTATCAATAATCTTATAATAAGACCCCCAAGCC